AACGCCACCCTGATCGCCATGATTGCCATCGGCAAAGTGCTGACCAAGTGCGCTTTCAAGCAAACCGTGCCCGGCGGCCTCACCACCTACGGCTATGGCTTCATGGTCACCAGCCGGCGCGCCAAGCAGGCCGCTGGCCAGGCCAACACAGTGGCCTGCTCCATCGCAATCCAGGGCGAGTCCACCAGCTACGCCTAAGCGGTTTTTGCGCAGGGCAGGGCGGGGGTTCACTCCGCCTGCTAGGTCTTGCCCGAGCCTGGCCGCCCTGCGCCCCTGTTCATCTCGGGCGCATCAAGAATCGAGCACATCGTGGCAATCAAAATCGTAATCTCGGACACCGTTGGCTTCAAAGTGCGGGGCTCCATCAACAACGAATCCGGCATCCCTCAGCCGTTTGATTTTTTCCTCACGTGCGTCCGACTGGACCACGACGCCATTCAAACCAAGTTGAAGAGTGACTCTGACGCATCTGTGATCGACTTCATGGTCGACGTGATTGAAAGCTGGGTCGGCGTGCGCGACGCAGACGATAAGCCCATGGATTACACCGAGGCTGCCTATCGCAAGCTGTGCAAGATCCATGGCGTGGCGCAGGTCGTGTTTCAGACCTACTTGACAGAAGTTGGCGCAAAAGCAAAAAACTAGCCGCGCTCGCCTGTGCTCTGGCCCAACAGACCATCGCCCATGAACATACCAAAAGCGGCAGCAAGTCCGGCGGCTTCATGGGTGCTGTGTTTGCCCATGCTGCCAACGATGTGCCAGAGATTGCTTACTTGTGGCCTTGCAACGAGCAAACCTGGTGTCACTGGAAGCAGGTGCAGACCCAATGGCGCACCTCTGGCATGGGCGGTGCAACCGGGCTCGATTACGCGGGCGTGCGCGCCTACCTGGACGAACAAGGGCTACAAGGCCCCGAGCGCAAAGACACGTTCGACGGCATTTGCGCCGCTGAGTGTGGCACCCTGGAAGGTTGGACTATTGCCGCCAAAAGAGACCAGCGAACCTGAGCCCGCACATGGCACAAACTGACGTTGGCATACGCCTATCGATCGACGGTCAAGCGGCAGTCACCAACGGCTTGCGTCAGGTCACTGGTGAAATGGGCGGCGTCTCGCGCGCAGCTGACTTGGTCGGTCAGTCCTTTCGCTCACTCGCTGGCGCAGCGGGGGCCGGCTTGTCGGTACGCGCGTTTGTGCAAGCCGCAGACGCCGTCACCATCCTCAACAACCAACTGAAGCTGGCGACCGGCTCCACCCAGGCCGCCAGCAGTGCTTACAGCGCCCTGTTCGACATCGCGCAGCGCAGCCGGGTCAGCTTCACCGAACTGGGTGGCACCTTTGCCAGCATCTCCCGCGCGGGGGAGGCCTTGGGTATATCGCAAAGCCGGCTGCTGGCCATTACCGAGTCCATCTCCAACGCGGTCTCCATCAGTGGCGGCTCTGCAGAATCTGCCCGCGCATCCCTGGTTCAACTATCCCAAGGTCTGGCCAGCGGCGCCTTGAGGGGTGACGAACTCAACAGCGTCATGGAGCAGACCCCCCGTCTGGCAAAAGCTCTGGCAGACGGCTTGGGAGTGTCCACTGGCGAGTTGCGCGAGATGGGCAAGCAAGGCCAGATCACCGCTGCCGCCGTCATCAAGGCATTGGAGTCGCAATCCAGGGTGTTGTCCGGCGAGGTAAAAAACTCCGTCGTCACTGTTGGCCAGGCCTTCACGCAGCTGCAAAACTCCACCGTGCTGGCCGTGGGCGAATTCGACAAAGCCAGCGGTGTATCAAACACGCTGGCCAAAGCATTGCAGGGCGTATCGGACGTGGTGCAGACCGTAGGTGCCGCGCTTCGAGAAAACGAGACGGCCATCAAGACCACAGCCGGGGCCCTTGCCGGCCTGGCGTCGGTGGCCGCAGTTGGCAAGCTGGCGTCGCTCGCCGCAGGCATTGGCGGAGTGAGCGGGGCGCTCGTTGTGCTGCGTGGTGTCGTCGCATCCCTCAATCCCTGGACCCTCGCGCTCCTGGTTGGCGGGACCGTGGTTGGTGGCCTGTCCGCCTACGCTGACGCGCAGGCCAAGACCATTGCGGGCATCACGAGTGAACTGCGAAACCTGGAGCGCCTCAACGCGCAGGCCGCGAGCAGCCCGCACGATGCCATCCTCAATGCCAAAGTCAAACAGCGCACTGCCGAGATCATCCGCCTGCGCGGCGAGCTGGAAAAGCTCAACACCGCGCAGCAACAGGCCGCGGCACCCATTGGTAGCGTAGGCAGTGGCGACACGGCCCTGCGCCGCGAGCTTGCCCGTCTGGAAGCGCTGGAAAAACCCGCGAAGACTGTCAAAGCTGGCGTTGACGAAAATGCCGCGCTGATTGCATCCGTGCGTACCGGAGCTGCGGCCCTGAAAGCCGAAGCCGAGTCGGCCCAGGAGCTGACCACGGTCCAAAAGGAGATCGCGAAGCTGTACGAGGAAATCAGCACCAGCAAGCACAAGTACAACCTGCAGACCCTGCTCACGGTCGACGCGGTGATGCAGGAGAAGCTGGCCTTCGAGAAGGCCATCATCGCCCGCAAGGAGGCCGCAACCGCGCTGGTGGAACAGGAAAAGCTGGGCCGCGCAGCAGCTGCCTACGCTGCCGAGATCGTGGCAGAGGTAGTCGCAGCGCAAAAGCTCCAAGACGAGTACAACGCCACGTTCCAGCAATCCGCCAAGCGCGTGGCCGACCAGGTGCAGGCCCTCCAGGACGAAGCACGCGCGCTTGAGATCTCGGCGGCCAGCAACATCAGCCTGGCGCAGGCGGTCGAGCAAGTGTCCATTGCCCGGCTCAATGAGAGCCTGGCCATTCAGCTGAGCTTCGGCGAGGACGTGGCGGCAGCTGCCATCCGCAAGGAGATCGAGGCCCGCAAAGAGCTGGCTGGCCTCATTGACACCAAGACCGCCCGCGAAGCCGCCAAAGATGCCGCTCAGGACGCGGCCAGCGAGTGGGCCAAAGCAGCCGGGAAGATTCAGGACAGCATCACCGACGCCTTGTTGCGTGGCTTTGAGTCCGGCAAAGGCTTTGCCGAAAGCCTGCGTGACACCGTCGTCAACATGTTCAAAACACTGGTCCTGCGCCCTGTTGTGCAGGCCGTCGTCAACCCGGTGGCGCAGGCGGTAACCGGTGCGCTTGGATTTTCCGGTGCGGCGAACGCAGCCACCATCGGCGGAGGCCTGCTTGGCGGCGCATCGGCGCTCACAGGCGTCGCTGGCATCATGGGGACCAGTTTTGGTGCAGGGCTGACAACCGGGTTTTCAAGCCTCATGGCCGGCTCAGTCGGCACTGGTCTGAGCACCGCCGCTGGCCTGGCTGCAAGCGGCGCAGTGACCGGGGCACTCGGCACGCTTGTGGGTGTGCTCGGCCCCATCGCCTTGGGCATCGGCGTGTTGTCCAGCCTGTTCGGCGGCGACAAAAACAAGCAACAGAACACCGGCAACGCTACCAGCTTTTTCGACGCATCTGGCACCCTGACCCGGCAGGACACGTTCTTCGGAGGCTCAAGTGCCAATGCCGACAGTGTCCTCGGCGGCCTGCAGTCTGCCTATGCCAAGGCCGCCGCCGCGCTGTCGATCGGCACCGTGGCCACCGCGTTCAATTTTGGCAGCAATGTCAGAAAAGATGGCAGCGATCCGCGTTTCGCCCTGGGCGCCTACGCCGGCACAAGTGCATTCCAGCAGACGGAGACCGCCAGCAGCGACGCCGCCATCTCCCTGGCCGCCAGTCGTGCCGTTTTCGCCGCGCTGCAGGGCAGCGAGCTACCGGCCTACCTGGCCGGCGTGTTCAACAGCCTGGACGTCGGCGGTGCATCGCAGGAGCAGATCACCGGCACCCTGGCATATGCTCAGGCGCTCAAGCAGGTGCGCGAAGCCCTGCTCGAAACACGCACCCCGCTGCAGATCTTGCAGGACAACCTGGCAGCCGGTACCGCCTCGCTCAAGACCAGCGCGGAGACCTTCAAGGGCGACTTCCTCGCCGCTATCGACGCCGGCATCACGCCCGAAGCCCTGGCCCAGTGGCAGGCCCTGCAGTCCACCATGGACCAGCTCGCCACCGCCAGTGGCAATGCCGATGCCGCCATCACCGCGGTGACCCGGTCCCTGGCCGACATCGCCAACGAGCGTGCCCGCCTGCAGGACCAGTACGACTCGCTGACCCTCACCAGTGCGCAACTGGTCGCAAAGCAGCGCGCCGGCCTCGACGAATCGAACCGCGCTCTGTTCGACCAGGTGCAGGCGCTCATCGACCTGAAGGACGCAGCTACGGCCACCGCCGAGGCCCTGGCCACTGCGGCCGAGACACTGCGTACCACCAATGCCGCCAGGCTCGATGGCGCCACCACAGCCGCCAGCGATGCCTTCGCCGGCCTGCAGCGCGCCGTCGCCGCCCAGCAGGCCGCCGACGATGCCGCCTACCAGGCGCAACGGGCCGCCGCCACGGCCGCGTACACATCGCAGCAGGCGCTCCTGCAGACCAGTATTGATGACGCGCGGACCAGCCTGGACGCAGTGGGCGACAGTGTCAACCGCCTTAAGAGCTTTTCCAGCTCGCTTCGCAGCACGCTGGATGGCATGCGTATCGCGGGATCTGACGCCGGCAACCGCGCCAGCGCACAGGCAGAGATCAGCGCAGCCCTGGCCCGTGCGCGCGCCGGTGGTGGTCTACCCCTCGATGGCCAGCTCAGCAGTGCCCTTGCCACCGTGGCAAAGCCCAGTGAGCAGCTGTTTGCCAGCTTTAACGACTACGCCAGAGACTTTTACAGAACCGCCAATGACATCGCCAGCCTGTCGGACCTGTCGGACGCGCAGCTCTCCGGCGCCGAGTCGGCACAGGCCACGCTTCAAGGCCAGCTCGACGCGTTGGAGGATCAGCGAAAGGTCCTCAAGGACGGGTTTGACGACCAGGTCGATTCCCTGTCCGACATCCTGACCAATGCACAGCGCCAGCTTGACGCGGCCAATGGCATCAACACCAGTGTCCTATCTGTGGCCGATGCCATCAAGGCCCTGGACGCCTCAATCGGAGCTTTGTCCGGTGCCCGCGCATCGCAGGGCCTGGCGACAACACCAGGAGTGGCCGAGGGCCGGTTGACCACGATCAAGGCGTACATGCAAAGCCTGGCCGATGACAAGTCCCTGACTGACATCCAGAAGGCGAACGTACTGGCCGCCGCGGCCCGCACCAATGGGGTGTCCGAGGCCGAGATCACCGCTGCCTGGGGCGGGTCGGCTGCAGTCACCCGGCAGTTTTTCGCCAATGCGGGTATTCCGCAATTTGCCGTCGGCACCAACCGCGTACCGCGCGACATGCTCGCCATGCTCCACAAGGATGAAGCCATTGTCCCCGTTGCCTACAACCCTGCGGTTGGCGGTGGCAGCAACATCGAAACTGCCGCTGCCTTGCGTGCCCTGGCCGACCGCCTTGACCGCATCGAGGCCAACACCCGCGCCACCGCCGGCCACACCGCCGGCACCGACCACAAGCTCAACCGCGTCATACGCGGCAACGCCATAGTCACAGAGGCCGAAGCATGACCATCGCACTCACCGCCGTGTGTATCGTGCCCACGCAAATCACGGATGCCATGCTCGTCAGCTGCACCACCGCCGAGCCGGCGGCGGGTGAGACCCTGTGGAACGCCGCCACCAACTACAGCGTAGGCACCGTGGTGGCCCGCACCACAACCCACCACCTGTACGAAAACCTCATCGCAGGTATCGACATCACTCTGCCCGAGAACGCTACCGGTGGCGGCACGCCCCGCTGGCTCGACCTGGGTGCCACCAACCGCTGGTCGCAGTTCGACCAGAAGATCGGCACCGCCACCACCTCCACCGGCGACCTGACCACGGTGGTCACCCCCGGCAGCGCCGAAGGCCTGGCCCTGCTCGACCTGATCGGCCGCAGCGCCGACGTCATCGTCAAAAGCGCCACCGGTGGCACGGTAGTGCAAACCCGCTCCATTGACCTCGACGGCACCGTCATCGAAAACTTCTACGACTGGTTTTTTGCCGACTACGTGCAAAAGCGCAATGTCGTGCTCACAGACTTGCCAGGCCAGTACCCCAACATGGAGGTAAGTGTCACGGTCAACAGCACCACCGGTGCCGCCTGCGGCGTGTTCGTGATCGGCCGCGTGCACACCATCGGCACCACTGAGTACGGTGCTGGCGCCGGCATCATCAATTTCGGCCGCGTGGCCGACGACGGCTTTGGCAACCGCACCTGGATCGAGGGCGATTGGGCCAACCGCGTCACCCTCCCACTGGTGGCCAACACCGGTGACTTCAACCGCATCCACCGCCAACTCGCAGCCAACCGCTCCACGCCCTGCGTCTATGCCGGTTCCAGCCTGGACACGATGGAGCCGCTTGTGTGCTACGGCGTGTACCGCGACCTCTACATAACGGTCACCGACCACCCCACGATCCGCCTCAATCTCGAAATTGACGGCATCAACAACTCGTAAAGGCCCACGCCATGTCCATTGCACCTCTCCCTGCGCTCGACCGCACCAGCGCCACTTTCAAGGACGAGGCCGACACCTTTTTCGGGAGCCAGCTGCCCGCCTTCAGCGTCGAGGCCGAGGCCGCCCGCGTGGAAATCAATGCGGCTGCCGAGGCGGCTTCTGCAAGCGCCGAATTGGTCGAGCTGGCCTATGCGGCATCCAACTATGTCGGCCTGTGGTCGGCGCAGGTGGGGGCGCTCAACAAGCCGGCCAGCGTCAGCCACAACGGCAATTACTGGGCGCTCAACACCGACCTGGCCGATGTCACGGCGGCCACGCCAGGCGTATCGGCCAGCTGGTCCTCGCTTGCCGTCGGCCCTGGTGGCGCTACAGAAACCACGAGCGCGGTGGACGTGACTCTCACGGCTGCCTCCTACCGTCTGCAGGCCATCAACATGACCGCGGCAGACAAGTCGGTGATCGCGCCGTCGGCAACCACAATGCAGACGGGCGGCCCGCTGTATGTGGTTCGCAATTCGGGCAGCATTCAGTTTTGCCTTCGAGACTCGGCGGCCAAGGTGCTGGCGGTGGTTGATCCTGGCCAAACTGCAATGATGTTTCTGGCCAATGCATCAACCGCCGCTGGTGTTTGGGTTGTGGTCGGTTCGGAAGGGGTGCAGAGCGCAGTCGCTCAACCAGTCGCCACGGTAGTCAACGCGGCCACGTCGAGCAATGCGCAACTGGTACCTCTTTCTGCAACGACTGCGCTGCTTGCGTGGCGAGATAGCACAAGCGGCGTGATCAAAGCGTGCGTGCTGACCATCACCGGAACGTCGGTGTCGGCCGGCACCATTATGACTTCAACGATTTCCATTGCCGCGAATCGCATCCGCATGTGCGTGATGTCGGCAACGCAGGTGCTGGTGGTCTATACCTCGATCACAACCACATACCCAGGTGCGGCCACGCTCAATATTTCCGGCACCACCGTCACGCACGGCACGGCGTATGCAATCACCGCCGTGGCGTCGGCTAATGTTGACGTCACCATGATGAACAGCACACAGGCTCTGTTCCTCTACAAAGGGACTTCTGGATACTGTGAAGTCAGGACTCTGAACATCGCCGGCACAAATGTCTCTGCTGGAACCATCACAGTCGTGCAGGCGTCTGTGGACACCGTCGGAGCGATTTCCGCTGTATCTGCCACGCAGGCAATCCTCGGCGTCAACAACAGCGGGGTTATCACGACGCTCTACCTTGCCACTGTCTCCGGCACCAATGTGTCTCTCGGCGCGTCTCCCGTTTATGTAACGACGACCGCCGCTCTTCATGCGATGTGCGCGGTCAGCTCGACTCAGGTCTTGATGTTTGCATCAGGGTACTCAACCGGGGTGCCTCGGTTTTTCTTACTCGCAGTATCCGGCAGCACAGTGGCTGTAGCAGACCACATCGACGGTCCGGGGTTTGAGGGCGGCGTATCGGCAGACCTGGCCAAAATCAGCGCCAACAGATTCGCGTGCATCCGCAACCCTGCAGGCGGCAGCACTGGCTCCGGCAAGCACGTACTCCAGATCCTCACGGCGAGCGACTCTGTGCTGCAGACCGATCACCGTCGCGTGCCTCTGAAGAATTCTCGCAACGACGGCAACTCAAATGCCACTGTCGCCGTCCTTTCGGAGACGAAGCTGCTCGTTGCGTACTTCGATACCTCGACCTACCTGCAGGCTCGTGTCATGGAGATTAGCCAATGAAAATACTCGTCCGCAATTCCGACGGTGTAGTGATCTACGCCGAGGACAACCTGAAGCTGACAAACAAGGGTGCCGCTGGCGACGGCTGGGTCGATCCGAACTTCACCGACCGCAATGCAACGATCCAGCGCACCAAGCTCCCGGATGACTTTGTCGGTGGCGCATGGACCTACATCGATGGCGCCTGGTCTGTCGTTGATGCAGCTGCAGTCGAAGCCATCGTCGCCCGCAAGACTGCAGCTACCACAGCCGCAGCGGCCCAGGCAAAGATAGTCGGGGATGCCGCTGCAGCTAGGGGCGATGCCAAGCTGCAGGCCATGGCCGACATGAGCCCATCCCAGGCGCGGGCTTGGATCAACGACAACGTCAAGACGCTGGCCGATGCCAAGGACGTGATTTCAACGCTGGCGGTGGCTGTCTCCATGTTCTCACGCAAGATGCTGTAACCATGCCACACAACATTGCACCATGGGACGGCGAAGACCGGCGCGAGGCCCGCAAGGGCATCAAGTTCGATTCCACAATCAACCTCGGGCACATGATCACCTTAATTGGCTTTTTTATCACGATCATGGTCACGTGGTCGACGCTCGACAAGCGGATGGTCGTGCTGGAGGAATCGCGAAAGGCGCAAGAGCTTCGCGACTCTGGCCAGGACCAGCGAAATGCCGATCAGATGTCTGGCATCCGAGAGACGTTGGTCGAGATCAAAACGAACGTCATCGGCCTGCGGGAAAAGCTGGATCGGAAGTAACTGGCCCGCCGCCCAACGCAATCAACTGGACCGCCCAGCAGCTGCTGCTTTTCCAGCGCATGTATGCGTTCATGAAGTCGAACCAGGCGCACTTCACGCGCGAGTCTGCACCTCGCATCGCACCGCTCGACTGGAGTGTGATTTCCCGTATGGCTGCCCTCTACGCAGCACACAACATGGACGGCGAACCCTCGGGCGAAACGCGCCCGGCTGAATTGGAGTAACCATGCAGATCATCCCCGACTGGCGCAGCCGCATCACTGACTACTCGACGGTCGCTCTTGCCCTGTCTGCCGGCCTC